CAGAATCTTATATTAGAAGACAGATAGGGGATCAACAATTTAATGTTTTGAGTCAGGCTTTAACAGGAAGCAAAAACAAATCTATTAAAGAACTTGATGCTAATACAATTTTTAACTTGATACCAAAAATGAGAAAAGGAATTACAGGTAAATAATGAATGAAGAATTACAAGAAATAGGACAAGCTATATCGGATGGTCGTTTTGATCCAAGTCAATTAAATGCTGAAGAACAACAAGGGTTAGATGCTTTGTTGCGTCAAGGTCTCGTACCGGGATATAAAAGTTTATCGGATGTCGTAAAAGTAAGACAAGGTGCTAAAATCTCTAAAGCACGAGAATATGCCAGAGCTGCAAAACCACTTGAAGCAGAAACTGGTGTTAGTGCGGGAATGTTTGAAGGAGCAGCCGCAACAGTTGCAGCTTTAACAAATTATTGGTTACGAGGAGATGATTTAACTAAAGCTAGTATAACAGAAGCTTATCAATCAAAATCAAAAGCAGGCTTATCAAGGTTTTTTAAATCAGCTGGTGATTTGTTTGAAGGAGTAAAAAAAGTACCTAAAAGTAAAAAAGAATTACTTGGAGCTGTTTTTAAAGGATTAGCAGATGTTGTTCCTAATACAAAGCAATACATGAAATTATCTAAACAACTATATAATATGTCCGATCCAACTGTAGTAAGAAGTAAAGTAGAGTTAGATACGATTGCTAAAACAGCTATCGCTTCAGGAGCTGCAGCAGGAGCATATAGTATAGGAAACAGTGCTATGGATTTTGCTACAAACAATGAGTTAGATGTAGCTAAAGTAACAAATAATGAATTACTTAAACTCAGTGCTCCTGAACAAATGTTATATGGAGCTTTTGAAGCTACTAAAAATAGTTTATTATTTGATGGTGGTGCTTTAGGTTTATTTAGTATTGTAGGAAATGGTCTTTCTTTTGGGGCTAAGTTTTTATCAGGTACAAGAGGAGTATCACCTAAAGAAGTTGTATTGCGTTCAAGGGAATTAGGTGCTCCTGTTGGTTTAACTATTGCGTCTGATCCTAATAGTACAATGGGTCCTATTGTAAAAGGTTTTGGTGAGTTTATTGGTGCTCTTCCTTTACAGTCTTCTGCTTTAACAAAACAAAAACAAGCTTTTGCAACAGCTGTAACAAGATCTTATTTAAAACCTTTTATGGAGCAAAGTGCTTTTGGTTCTTTAGCTCCAGTACAGCATATAGAAACATTTGGTTATCAAGCTTTACCTATAATGAAAGATGTTTACAAAGCTAGTGAAAATCAAATCGATGATTTATGGGAAGGTCTTGAAGGCTATTATAGAAGTTTTGACCCAGATGGGAACATGGATATTATTGGTATGCCACAAACCGATAAGATGGTAAATGCTGTAAGAGCTAGATTTGAACAAGATATGCCTAAAGCCATGCGAGAGTCAATAGACCCAAACATACAAAATATAACTAATCAATTCTCTCCTTTTAACTCTTTGGTAAAAGTTTTAGATGATATGGGGCAACAAAATACACAGTATACTATGGGTCAATACATTCAATTACGTAAATCAGTAAACGCAGCTTTACGAGATGCAAAGCCTAATGATAAATATATACCTATAGCAGAAAACTTAAGATATTCTATGGAAGTAGATTTAAATAATATTAATGGTAAAGGTAAAGGTGGTAGTATCATTGATATGTTTCAAAAATCAAGAGTTGTACAAGATAATTTAAAAGCAATAGCAGATGGAGAAACTGTAAAACTAGGGGCTTTTAAAACATATAAAGCAGACGTAACAAACCCACAAACTGTTGAAGTCATGCAACAAACTTATTTAGATGATTTAAAAAAAGCTGTTGGGGGTATGGAAGAAAAATTAACTAAAAGTAATTATATGACTACTAGAATTTTATCTCCTTATGATAGGTTAACAATTAAAAATCAATTAAAGAAATATGATAACTTAATATTTAGTCAAAAGATGTTAGCAAATGTAGTAGGTGGAGCAAATGCTGCACCAGAAACAATGTTTAATACTTTATTTAGAAACACTTTTGTAAAAGGTAATTCTGGTTCTGTAAACGAGTTAAAAAGAATGTTGGGTGTAAATAGAGCTACAGAAAAAGGAGCTATTAATCCTGGTAGAGAAGTTTATAAGAGAGCTAAATCAAGGTTTATATTAGATGCGTACTTAAGAGCCTTTGATAACCCTCCTTCTGTAGATTATAAAAATGTGCAAGATTTTATGGAAGAAGCTATAGAAAAAGGTTATGTTCCTGATGAGTATGCTGATACTTTATTAATGAATATGAAGAATGGAGAATCTATTGATCCTTATACTCTATCTACAAAATCAGCAGAAGGTTTGGGTGAAATAGATATAAAGAATATTAACATTTCTGCTGAAGAGTTAGGTAATTTTAATTATGATAAGTTACTTAAAAACCTTGGTTTAGATAAAGGAGACGAAGGTTATAATAGATTAGTTAATGTTATGTCAGATGGAACTAGTAAAGCTGATTTAGAAAAAGGTAAACAAGCTTTAGATAACATATTAGATCTTATGTATATAGCTAAAGAAGGGGACTCTTTCAAAGTAGGAAGTCCTGCAAAACTATTATCACGTTCCGTGGCTCTTGGTGGAGCAGGAAGAGTAACTAGTTTAGCTTACGGAACTGTTGGAAAAAGAGGAGTTCAAACTGCGTCAACTGGAGCGATAGCTATGATAGCAGGTTTACCTGCTGCAATCGTTACTCCTTTGCTTTTTAGAACTTTAGGTACTTTACTTACTAATCCTGATTTTGCTAAAAGATTATTAGATGCTTATACTACGGAAGAAAGATTAGCCAGAGCAGGTAAATTTAAATTACTACCAGAAAAAATTAGAGCTAAAAGAAAACTTATTGCTCAAATACTTAACGCTACTTTAGAAGAAGATAAAGATAAACCAAGAATAGATCCTGATAAAGTTACAGACGAAGAAATTATGGAAGTTATTCAAAACATGGGTACTCCTGTGCCTGACACAAGAGTAAAAGTAGATATGTTACCTGAAGACCAACAACAAAAATTATTTCCTGAATATGTAATTTACAAAAATGCAAAAGGTAGAGATAAACAATTTTATGACCAGTATTTAGCAGGTATAGAAACCTCTACAGCTGAAATAAAACAAGATGATAAAGATGGTCAGATATCTTCTTTTGATTTGTTAAATTTAGTAAAACCTACTGAAGAAGAAGAGCAACCTGAACAACCTATGCAAGCTCAACAACCAGCTATACAATCAACACAACAACCTACTGGGTTAGAGAATATTTTCTCTAGTGCTGATTATGGTAATTTATTTCCAGACGACCCAATGGGTGAGATGATTGCTCAAAGAAGAGAGAAAGGCGTTAATCGTGGATAACATGATGTTGTGGAATATTTTACTAACCGTTCTTTTATCCGCAGTCGGTTGGGCATTCAATAGAATGTTTCATGAAGTAAAGAGATTACAAATACTACTCAATAAAACCAGGGAAGAGTACCTGCCTCGTGATGATGCACAGTCACAGACAAATCAAATACTCGAACATCTTCGTAGATTAGAGGATAAACTTGATCGTTTTATTGAGAGATCAAATGGTTGAGCCAGTAAGTGCGGTTCTCACGGGAATTGCTTTAGTTACCAAAAGTGTAGAGTTTGTTAAAAAAAATATCAGTACTTGTCAGGATATTGGTGAATTAATTAGTCATGTAGAAAACGCCTTTGAAGGACAGAAAAAAGTCATAAAAGAAAGAGAGAAGTCGGGGGCCGATCCGTTTTCGACACAAGAAGTGGCCAAGGAAGTAATAAATGCTCGTCTTGCCCAAGAAGCCCTCTACGAAATGAAACAGCTAATTAACCTTAGATTTGGTCACGGGACATGGGAATACATTTTAGAAGAGCGTAAAAAACGTATAGATAAAAGAAAAAAAGCGATCAAAGAAGCACGGGCCAAGGCTCATAAGAAACAACAAGAAATTATGGAGTATGTTAAGTGGGGTTTTATTGCTATAGCAACAATAGCTTTTATAGGTGTATCTGTGGGAGTTACATTAAAGTTTTTTGTTACCTTAAGTTCCCCTGTTTATGCTCATGAGGTAGAACATGATGACGGAAGTTGTCTTATTTATCTTCCAAAGTATTATCTTATGTGTATAAATGAATCAAGAGAATTAGCTGACACTCAGGTATATTTAGATTATTTAAATAATCGCAGACAATGGATTGAAATAGAGACAAATAAGTAGTACAATGATATGTATATAAATTCGTTTGACTTAGGTCGGAAGTAAGCATAAAGCTGAAGAAACGCATTATCTTGAAGGAGGTGATGTGTATGACTAAAATGACTTTGTGGTACTTTAAAAAAGAACAGTATTTATATAAACAAAAAAAACTAATAAGGAGTTTATTATGTGGCAAAGACCAGAAATCAAAGAAATTAACGTAGGCTTAGAGATTAACTGCTACGCTTGTGCTGAAATATAAATAGAGGATATTATTATGATGAAAAGTAAAGGATACTCTAAAGGTGGAGCTAAAATGATGAAAGCCAGAGGCGGTAAGATGGCTAAAGGCTATTCTAAGGGCGGAGCTAAAATGATGAAAGCCAGAGGCGGTAAGATGGCCAAAGGTTATTCTAAAGGTGGAGCTAAGATGATGCGAGCTAACAAGGGTGGTTTTGGTGATTCTCCTAGTTTTAAAGGTTATACTAAAAAGCCTATTACTAGGGCTGGAGTAAAAAATCCTAACAAGGGTGGTTTTACAGATCCTAAAAAGCTTATCAATAGAGCTAAAGTACTTGGTGGATCTAGAGCAATGAATAGTCGAGCAAATCAAATAAAAGCTTTTAAAGAATTTTTAGGAGCTTTGCCTTTGCCAACTAGAACTGCACTTGTAAAAAAAGGTATAAAAAAATTAGTAAACCCTGCACTTAAAAATTTAGGTACTGTAGGTAAAAGTAAAGTAAAAACTTTAAAAGATTTTAGAAGTTTAAAAAAGAAAAAATAAGGAAAATTATATGCCTACACTTCCAAGCGACAAAACACTTAAGAAATTAGGTTACAAAAAAAGAATGGTAAATAATAGATCTACTTACGTAAAAGTTAAAAAAATTAACTTAAAACGTGGTATAAAGAAAAAATAACTTGCAATATATCCCATAAGTCTTATTATGGGGTATGGCATACTTAACATCCAATATTCCATACTTTAAAGTATGGGTTCGTAAAGAGTTTACAAACAACCACAGAGATTATCATGGAGAGTTCATACATGGACTTGCCATAGCTGTAACAGCTATACCTGATAAATCTTTGTCTTTTCAAATTGTATTTACAGGTTGTGAAGATGAAGACAATAGACTAGAGAGTCCTCATGGTGGGGCTATGTGGGCTCGTATGCCAATACAATCTTTAGTGGCTGATGAACAATTAGATGTATGGCCTCCAAGAATACCTAATCATTTCATTCAGCCTTGGGATTGTTCTAGTAGACATTTTAGTATAGTTCGTTATGACAGAACTAGTAGTAGTCCTTGGATTACTAAAATAGATGGTAACTTTTATAATGCTAAATATTACTTTACTATTGATTATACTAACGGAGATGAGTTAACTAGTTTAGGAGATGACGTTGCTCAACACAAACAAAGTCACATATTAGCTATAACTAGTGGTGAATTTAAAGGTCAAATCGTAGCTCAACCAAACAATAGAGTGCGTGTTACTAATCCTGCTTTATGGGTTACAGGAAAAGGAGCTCCTGATTTTATACCAAGTCAACATGAGTTTTCTGCTGAAGAAGATGAATCCTATTTAAATCCTGAGTACACATTTAATAATTTATATTCTGATGAAGATACAGACAAGTAACCAACGAATTATACTCACCGATGTTGTATTTGATAAAAAATATAACTACAAAGAATTAAAACGTAATGACGAAGAGATACGTACTTATTCTGTAAAAGATAAAAAAGTACCAAGTGTAACTACTATATTGTCAGCAACACAAAGCAAACAAAAACAAGATTCCTTACAAGCTTGGCGAGATAGAGTAGGCAATGAAGAAGCTGCACGGATCACGAAACAAGCTTCTACAAGAGGTACTGAAATGCACTATGTGTTAGAACAGTATTTAAATGGCCAGGGTTATTTGAATTTATCTGAGAAAGGTGAATTAGCTCGTACTATGGCTCATACAGTATTAGAAAACATGAGTGATATAAATGTTATATATGGAACAGAAGTTAATTTAGAATATAAACAAAGATGGGCAGGCACTTGTGATTTAGTGTGTGAGTCTAACGGTGTATTGACATTAGGTGATTTTAAACAATCAAATAAACCTAAAAGAGAAGAATGGATTACAGACTATTATTATCAGCTAGCGGCTTACTCTTTAGCCCATAGTCTACATTTTGGAGAAATAGATAGATGCTTAATATTAATGTGTACTCCTCAACTTGTTTTTCAAAAGTTTGTTATGAGTAAAGATTTGTTAAATGAATACCAAGATCGTTGGTTAGCTAGGGTTGAAAAGTTTTATGCTTTAGCTATCAAAGATGCTTTAGATTTTTAGGATATCTTCTCCTAATGTTTGGGCTGACAATTTTAATTTATTATTTAAAGCATGCAATACGAAGCTATCAATTGTATTTTCAGAAATTAAATTTATATAATTTACCCGATTTGTTTGGCCTTTTCTATGTGCTCTGTCTTCTGATTGTACTCGTTCTTCTAAATTAAAATTATTACTAAAATATATTACAGTAGTAGCCGCAGTCAAAGTTAAACCTCTTCCAGCAGTTGCAGGATTAGATACAAAGAACTGTACATTAGAATCATTTTGAAAAGCATGTACGTTATCGTGTCGTTGTTGTACAGATACTTCTCCGTAATAAACCACTACAGATTTTTGTCCGTATTTTTTTACTAAACTATCTTGTATTTGTTTTATGTTATGTATGTAGTTAGCCCAAATAATTACTTTACCTGTAGTTTCTTCTAATACATTATGTAGTTCAGTAATCTTACTACAGGGCAAATCTTTTATAGTGCCATCATCTGTTACTACAAAACCATTAGCTACTTGATGTAACTTAATAATCTCTGTAAGTTTATTAGCATAAGTTGCCTCCTCATCACCAAGCACGGCTCTTGCATAATTTTTTAAATGTTCATAAACTTCAGCTTGTTCTTTAGACATAGGTATAATTCTAGTGTGGTATATTTTATCTGGTAAATCTAAACAATCTTTTTTCAAAGCTCTAAAACTAAACTTTTGTAGCAAAGGTAACAAATGTTCAGTGTTGTGAAAGTTTTTAGGTATCTGTATGACTTTACCATTTGGTCTTGTTATAGGTATAAGAATAGAATACGTTGCTCTAAATACGTAAAAATTATCTGTTCCTAATAACCCTGGTTTTAAAAACTCACACTGACTAAATAAATCTAAAGGGTTTTTTGTAACAGGAAAACCACTAAGTATTCTTTTGTAAGGTATATTCTTACACGACTGTATAACATTTTTAGTTCTTTTAGCCGATCTGTTCTTTATAGTTGTAGACTCATCAACAATTACACAAGCTTTGTTTTGTAATTCTTTTAATAAAGGTATTATCTTCTTTACTTGAGCACTGTGTGAAAAAGCTTCTACATTCATTAAATAGTAGTTTAAACTATCTTTTTTAAAGATAAATTTTTTATCTACTTTATGTCTATACACATTTACCTTAGCCTTACTATGTATTTCTATCTCGTCCCACCAATTCATATATACAGAATTAGGAGCTATTACTAATACAAAATCTACTAGCCCCTTATGATACAAATAAGTCATGTTATCGATGCTAACTTTTGTTTTACCTGTACCCATCTCCATAAAGTATGCAAAATACTCTCTGTTAACCCCGTTTTCTAAGGCTTTTTGTTGGTGGCTCATTGGTTTAGTTTTATATACTTCAATACCCATATAAGATATATTACAAATAATTGTTGACATTGCAAGTATTAAATATTATATATGTCTTATAACTAAGGAGATAACAATGGACTTAAGAGAAGAAGCGACAATAAATGTCGATATGAAGTTGTCAAAAACAATTTCAGATTCTTGTAATAAGTTATTGGAACTTCAGAATGAAATCGCTAAGAAGAAAGAAGAACTAAAGAAAACTGAATCTGATGAACGACACATTTCTGAAAAGATAATTCCAGAACTTATGCAACAAGCGGGAATACAAATGCTTAAACTTTCTAACGGTGCTACTGTTGAAGTGAAGCCTTTTTATTCTGCAAAAATTCCTGTATCTAAGAAAGAAGAAGCTTTTACTTGGATGCGGGATAATGGTCTTGGTGGTATCATCAAGAACATTGTTTCTATGAAATTTGGTAAAGCTCAAGATAATATGGTTAGTAGTATTGTCGAAGATCTAAAAGAAAAAGGTTTCCAAGTTAATAGGGACGAGAAGGTAGAACCACAAACATACAAAGCCGCCTTAAAAGAAAAGATACAAAACGGTGAAAGTGTGCCAATGGATCTATTGGGATTATATGTATCAAGTAAAACAACAATTAAACGAAAGGACTAACGATGCAAAAAGCAGTACAGACTAAACAAGACGACAGTAACATAACTTCATTACGTGCACATGCGGGAGAGGGTACTGAGAATATTACAGCTAGAGATCAAAAGCTACCTATTCTTAAGATACTACATGCTTCTTCACCTGTGTTAGATGAATCCGAAGCTAAGTATAACGATAAAGCAAAGCAAGGAGATATCTATAATGAAATCACAGGAAGTTTATACAAATCTAAAAATGGTGTATACGTTGTGCCATGTGGCTATGTAAATACTTTTAACGAGTGGGCTGACAGAGGAGATTCTCCGGGTAGACCTATTGGTGTACATAGAGACCCTTCTATTATGACTAAGACTACTCGTGATGGAGAGAACAAAGATAGGTTAGAAAATGGTCATTACGTAGAAGATACGGGTAATCATTTTGTATATATACTTAATGATAAGTATGAGCCTATTGAAACGGCTTTAGTCACTATGAAATCTACACAGAGGAAAAAGTCTAAACTTTGGAATTCTATGATAAGTTCTAAAAGAATGAAAGATGACCAAGGTTTTTTCGTACCTCCGACTTGGTCTACTGTGTACAAACTTACTACTAACAAGGAATCCAATGGTAATAATAGTTGGTGGGGTTGGAATGTAGAGTTTGAAAGATTTTTAGATAAACCTAGTGATGCTGATACTAGACAAATGACTAAAGATTTTCATTCATTTACAGAAAGCTCAGATATATTTGGTAAGGTTGCTTTTGATCCTAAGAAGGAAACTCCTTCTCCTGAACAAATACCTACTGAAACTGTGTCTGTAGCAAAAGATGATATAAATCAGTTTAAAGAGTAGGTATGCACAGCAAACTATTTAAGTTGTTTGCGGGATATCAAGAGTCACACGTTCAGTTCTCTCTGACCAACGAGAGAACTGAGAGTGGCAAGAGACAAGCAGAATATCGCACTGTCCACGAACCTGTGACCGCTAGTATTTGGAAGCAACACTTAGACGGAAAGATTGGTATTGGTATACGACCAGAACATGAAGGTAATTGTAAATGGTCTTGTATTGATGTTGATCCCGCAAATTATAAAGAATATAATCAAAAGAAGTATGTAGATATTATAGCTAAATATAAGTTACCTCTTGTACCTGTATTATCTAAAAGTGGAGGTTTACATATATTTGTATTTTTTACTAAGGCTTACCCTATTGATAAAGTAAAAGAAAAGTTGTGTGAGATAAACGAGCAATATTTTTTAGCTAATGAAGTATATCCGTGTAATAAAACAATTAATATGCCTTATAGTAATCATACTAGAACAAGAGAGATGGGTTATGATGATGATAACACTCCATTATTATTAGAAAGATTTTTAGAAGAAGTAGAAAATAAAAAGGTAGATCCAGAAAAGTTTTGTGAGATATCTGTTAAAGAAAATGAAATAGAGCAAGATTGGGGACACTACCCTCCTTGTGTTCAAAAATTAATTCAAGAAGGTTGGTCTGGTACAAACAGACATCAGTTTTTATATAACGTAGTTGTATTAGAGATTAAAAAGAAACCTTCTATATCCTTACCTGATTTAGAAGCTTTGATGTTACAAAGAAACCATTCTATTTTTGTTAAACCTCTACCTGAACAAGAGGTTAGAACAATGACCAAGAGTATACATAAAGAAGGTTATAGTTTTCAATGTCCTCCAAAACATTTAGAATACCAACCTATATGTAACAAAGAATTATGTAAGACTAGAAAATTAGGTATAGGTGATTTTGTACCAGATATTATTGATGATTTTAAAAACATATCGTACATACAAGATACAAAAAATACTTTTTATGAATTTGATTTTAAAAGCCAACATGTAAGTGTCACACCAGAAGATATGAAAGATGAAAAGAGTTGGAGAGTTAAATTACTTCGTTACAGAATATATTGGTTAACTTTACCTAAACCTAGAAAAGGTCCTAGTCCTTTTGAATTACTAATGAAAGGTATAGTAGAAAAATCTGTAGAAAGTGTAGAGCATGCTTACAGTGATACACTAGAAGAAGAAAGGTATTTAATACTAAAAGACTTTTTTGAATCACATATAGAACAAGATAAGTTTGATAAACTAAAGGATTCTTACATAGTTTTAGATAGTAAAACTAATATATGTTATTTTAAAAAATACACGTTAGATAGGTTTCTTAAAAAGAATAGTGCTAAAGCTTTTAACACTACGGCTGATGCTTTACGTATGCTAGGTTGTTCAAGAAAAGACTATCACGAAGGAGAGAAAAATGTTTGGTATGTAGAAATGCCAGAGTTTGTAAGGCACGAAACAATAATTAAAAAGAATAAAGAACCTGTAACAGAGATGGATGATGAGTACCACAAAAGATTTAGGACTTCTGAAGCAAAGTCAGATATACAAAAAAACAATTAAGATATACGGTCCTCCGGGAACGGGTAAAACACATACCTTAATTGAAAGAATACTTAAACGATACCTAGACAAGGGTGTACATCCTATGGATATTGCTTTTATATCCTTTACTAATAAAGCAGTGAACACGGCTCAAGACAGAGCCTTAGCTGCTTTTCCTAAGTATACAGAAGATGACTTTGCACGTTTTAAAACATTACATAAGTATTGTAAGCGATACTTTGAGGAAGAAGTATTTGATCCTAAAAACTGTATGTTAGACTATGCGTTGCAGGCAAAAATAATTAAAACAAGTGATTCTAGATTAGTTGATGATAATTTTCAATATAAGGATTGGTCTTTAGGTATTTACGATAAAGCTAGAAATATGATGGAAGACCCTATACTAGTTTATAAAAAAGAAACTTATAAAAAAGATAGTCTTGATGTATTTGTTAGAAAGATAAATACATATGAGCATTATAAAAAAGATAGCTTTATTGATTTTACAGACATGATTGAAAGAACAATAGATGAAGTAGAGTTTCCTAAATTAAAAGTATTGATATTAGATGAAGCTCAGGACTTCACTCCGTTGCAGTGGTCTGTTCTTTACAAAATGGCTGACAATGTAAGTAGAATTTATATTGCAGGAGATGATGATCAAAGTATATATAAATGGAATGGTTCTGACCCTAAATACTTTACTAAATACTTTCCTGGTAGAAGGGTCATATTAAGACAAACTAGAAGATTTGGTGAAGCTATACATCACTTCAGCCAGATTATAAGAAGAGGTATATTAGATAGTGTAGAAAAAGAATATTACCCTAGATCTAAAAAAGGTTATGTAAAAAGATATTTAAACTTTAATGAAGTTCCTATAGGTGATTTACCCGGTACTTGGTATATTCTAGGTCGTATAAATACTACAGTTAATGAGTTACGTTTTGCCGCTAAAAATGCTGGCCTATATTATGCTGATAATAAAGTAAACAAATCTTTTGATACTAAACAATGGGAAGGTATTAAAGCTTGGACAAGAATTAGTAAGGGTAAAGGTATTACAAAACTACAAGCAGAGAACATGTATAAATACATACGTGCTCTAAAAGATTTAGAGTATAGAACTCCTAGGTTTTGGTCAGGTTGTGTAGATGTTAAGTTATATGATTTTAATGAATTAAGAGATTGGTGTGGTTTAGATATGCAAAAAGAAGATATGTCTAGACCTTGGTGGGAGATTTTAACTAGAAATTTTACACCCGCTCAAACAGAATATTTTGTTCGTTTATTAAAAAGATATGGTCAACAAAAACTTGATGAAGACCCTCAAATAATTATAGACACTATACATAGTGTTAAAGGAGGAGAGGCTGACAATGTATTATTATATTCAAAAGCAAACTGGCCTTCTAACTTTTATAATAAAAATGTAGATGAGAAATCAGATGAACGTAGAGTGATATACACAGGAGCTACAAGGGCTAGAGATACTCTACATATACTATCTAGTGATTATAAATACAATTACCCTATTGGACAAGATTATTTAATATATTTAAAGGAGAAAGATAATGAATTTTAAAAAAATAATGAAAGATAAAAAAATAGATGTGCATCAAATGGCTTCTGATTTAGATGTTTCATCTACACACATAATAAATTTAATTGAAAAAAGATATAGTCCTAGTTTAAAACTTTTAACAAAGATTAGAAAGGTTTATGATATACCTTTAGGAGGAGAATAATGGAGTTTTTATTAATATATACTTTAATTTATACAATTATAGGTTTACAAAATTCAGGAATTTTATAATGAACAAGTACGTTATTAATTATAAAATGGAATTTAAAACTAGACCTACTAAACATGAAGTAGAAGGAAGATTATGGAATTTATTATCTAAAGGTTTTACTTTAAGAACAGTAGAAGAAAACGATTATTATGTAACTAGAAAAGAAGTAAGGGAGAAAAAAAATGTCAAGTAAAGTATGGGATAAAGGTAGTGATCATTATAAAGATTTTAAAATACAACCTTCTAAGTTTGTTAACGATAACGAACTTTTGTTTGCAGAAGGTAATGTTATAAAGTATATTTGTAGACATAAACTAAAAGGTAAGAAGGAAGATATTAAAAAAGCTATACACTATTGTGAAATGATAATAGAACGTGATTATGAGTAATTTTCAAGGTATAATCATAAGCAAAGTATTTTTACATGCACTCAGAGGCCATTTAAACGGTTTTTTATCTCAAACACAAGCTCACAGGGGGTTTTATGGCAGCAATGCAGTTAGTTTTTAACTTAAAGAAGAATATATGGTCTGCACCATTAGATTATAAAGATTTGTCGGAGGCAGATGAGATCGCAATAGATTTAGAAACCAAAGATGATGGTATAAATAATGGATTAGGTGCGGGGTGGGCTACAGGTCGAGGAAAGATAGTTGGCTTTGCTGTAGCAACAGAAGGTTGGCAAGGTTATTACCCTATGGAACATTTTGGTGGTGGTAATTTAATTAAAGAACAAGTACTGCAATATATGAAAGACGTGTGTGCATTACCTTGTCGTAAGATATTCCACAATGCTCAATATGATGTAGGGTGGTTGAAGGCATATGGTATCGAAGTTCGTGGGGAAATTGTCGATACCATGATTGCTGGGGCTTTGATTAATGAAAACAGATATACTTATAAATTAAACGCTCTTGCTAAGGATTATTTAGGTGAGGTAAAAGCAGAGGGGGATTTAAATGAAGCGGCTCGTGCTCATGGTGTAGATCCGAAAGCTGAGATGTGGAAACTGCCAGCAGAATATGTTGGCTATTACGCAGAGCAAGATGCACGGCTCACGTATCTTTTATGGCAAAGATTTAAACATGAAATTAGTAAGCAAGATTTACAAACAGTATGGGAACTAGAAAAAAACTTATTACCTGTGCTTATACAAATGCGTGAAAGAGGTGTACGAGTAGATGTTGAGAAAGCCGCTAAGTTACAAATAGATTTTGCACAAAAAGAAAAAACGGTACTACATGCTATAAAAAAATTAAGTGGTGTAGATATTGATATATGGAATGCAAGACAGATTGGTTTTGCTTTTGATAAGTTAAATATTGACTATCCTAAAACACCTAAAAGTGGAGAACCTAGTTTTACACAACAGTGGTTGTTAAGTGATTCTAATGAGATATCTAAACTTATTGTTCGTGCTAGAGAAGTAAATAAATTTCATTCTACTTTTTTAGCTAGTGTTATGAAATATGAATACAAAGGACGTATTCATGCTGAGATACAACAGTTACGTAATGACTCCGGGGGAACAGTATCTGGCAGACTATCTATGTCAAACCCTAACCTACAACAACTACCAGCACGTAACAAGGAACTCGGCCCTTTAATTAGAGGTTTGTTCTTACCAGAAGAAGATTGTAAATGGGGAAGTTTTGATTATAGTCAGCAAGAACCTAGAATGGCAGTACATTATGCTTCTGCAATTGGTTATGAAGGTAGTCAAGAACTCGTTGATTCTTACGCAAATGCAAGTGCGGATTTTCATCAAACTGTTGCAGACATCGTAGGTATTGACAGGAAACAAGCTAAGACTATTGGATTAGGTTTAATGTATGGTATGGGTAAAAATAAATTAGCTAATATGTTATCGCTACCTTTAGAAGATGCTACTAGTTTAATAAATAAATATAATCGTAAAGTACCTTTTATGAGAAACTTATCTGAAAAATGTATGAGGCTTGCGTCAGACACAGGCACTATTAGAACTAAAAAAGGACGTAAGTGTAGATTTGATATGTGGGAGCCAAAAGATTTTGGAATACATGTAGCTGAACGATATGATAATGCTAGTGCTAAATATGGTAGAAATAATATTAAAAGAGCCTTTACTTATAAAGCCTTAAATAGATTGATACAAGGTTCTAGTGCTGATCAAACTAAAACTGCAATTATAGAATGTGCTAAAAAAGGTTATTTACCTATTCTGCAAATACATGATGAATTATGTTTTAATATAAAAGATGATGAAGACATAAAGAAAATAAAGAGAGAGATGGAGTCTTGTGTGGAACTGATAGTCCCATCTGTTGTCGATGTTGCCATCGGAGATGATTTCGGTCAAGCTACTTAAGTGCTTGAATTGTGAAATCTTTTATGAGCAAGCTCTTGATCTTGAACAATTAATTTTTTAGTTATATTTTTTA